CCACTGCTGCTGACGGAGATTTAATTCCAATTGTTGGCGCACTAGGTGAATTTTTAGGCGACTACGCAATGGTTGTTACATCAGACAATGCTAACCAACTATGGTATAGAACATCCACTGAGTGGGTTAAAGTTGAAAACGGATTTAATGGCGGCAAGTGGGTAACTCTTTCTCCCCATACTGACTATCCGCAATGGGCTGGAAATAGTATCGATACTGGTAGCGTCTGGATTAAAACAACTACACCGGGACGAGGTGCTAACTGGGCAGTTAAATTATACAGCGGCTCTACAAAAACATGGAGTACAGTAAGTGCTCCAGTTTATGCCACTTCACAAGAAGCATTACAAAAATTAGACGCCACGGGCGGTTCCAATATTGCTGTTGGTTCTTTATTTGTTCAGTCAGACATCGACGGAACCGAAGGCGCTTCATTCAAATTACACAGACGTGCTAATGCTGGCAAAACCACAGTTGTTTCTCCTGCTACCACAGGGCAAGTAATAGCAGGTTCTACCTTTGAAATTGCTGAAACTACAGCAGGTGCTTCAGGTTGGCAGAATAGCTCAGGAGTTTTAACACTCTCAACAGGCACAACAACAGCACAAGCTATTGCCGCTGCCATTAATAGTGCTGACTTAGACAATGTTACAGCATCTTATGATACTGTCACTGAAAAATTAACTATTTCTCACAGACTAGGCGGAGATATTTTATTAACTGACGGAACTAACAGTCCGTTGGATGCTGTTGGAATCACTTCAGCATTGTCTAATGTTTACGACTCTGGCAGCAATATGGTAGTTTCTAACTGGAAACCGTTGGTTTATGAAGCTAAGAAATCTGCTCCATACACACTACCGGCTGATGGTAAGTTATGGTATGATGCTAATCTAAGCGATGCTGACATTATGTATCACGACGGTTCAAACTGGGTTGGTTACTTAAATGCTTTCCCTAACACAGATCCAGCAGGTCCTATTGTTGCTGCCACAGCACCGACAGAACAAAGCGACGGCACTGCTTTAGAAGCCGGTGACATCTGGGTCAGTACAGCTAATACAGATCGTTACGGTAAAGACGTTTACATTTGGAATGCTGTATCACTGGCTTGGGATCTACAAGATGTAACAGATCAAACAACTCCTAATGGTTGGGTGTTTGCTGACGCACGTTGGGGCGACACAGGCAGTGTTGGTCCAGCAACAGTAACACCAATTACCGCGTTATTAGAAAGTGACTTTGTTGACGTTGACTGTCCAGATCCAGCATTATATCCACGTGGAACACACCTATGGAATACACGCCGTAGCGGTTTCAATGTCAAGCAATATTCAGCAGGACATGTAGACACAAACGCCGATAACACCATGTACAACGACGAATCTATGTCTGGCTACAGCGCAGATCGTTGGGTTACAGCTAGTGCCAACAACGAAGACGGTTCTGGTACATTTGGTCGTTTAGCTCAACGTGCTTACATTGTTACTAAGTTAAAATCAGAAATCGATACTAACGCCTCTGTACGTGATACAGACACATTAGCATTCAACCTAATGGCAACACCTGGTTATCCAGAAGCTATTGCTAACATGGTTGCTTTAAACAATGATCGTGGACTAACAGCATTTGTTGTTGGCGATACACCATTCCGTTTAGCACCAACAGCCACTGCACTTCAAAACTGGGGTACTAATGCCGCAGGTGCTACAGACAACGGCGACGCAGGTCTAGTAACTCGTAATGAGTACCTAGGTATGTTCTATCCAAGCGGATTTACAACTGACAACAGCGGTAAAAATATTGTTGTTCCTCCAAGTCACATGATGCTACGCACAATTACTAACAGTGATGCCAAGAGCTACCAATGGTTTGCTCCAGCAGGTACACGTCGTGGCGGTGTTGACAATGCTACCAGCGTTGGTTATCTAACTAATGAAGGTGAGTTCAAGACAGTTGCCCTATATGAAGGCCTACGCAACGTACTACAAGATCCTGTAACAAAAGTAGCCATTAACCCAATTGCTACACTGCCAGGTTCTGGTCTAGTTAACTTTGGTCAACAGACTCGTGCTAGTTCGGCTAGTGCTTTAGATCGTATTAACGTAGCTCGACTAGTTGCTTACTTACGTAAACAATTATCAGTGTTGGCCAAGCCTTACTTGTTTGAGCCAAACGATGCTCAGACACGTAGAGAAATCAAAGGTGCTGTTGAAAGTCTATTAATTGAGTTAGTAGGTCAACGTGCTCTATATGACTTTATTGTTGTCTGCGATAGCTCAAACAATACTGCCGCTAGAATTGATCGTAGCGAACTATGGGTTGACATTGCTGTTGAACCAGTTAAGGCTGTAGAGTTTATCTACATTCCATTGCGTATTAAAAATACTGGCGACATTGCTGCCGGAATTTAATAGGTAAATATCAAAGAACAAGGAGCATTAAATGCCAATTTCAAGTTTAAGTAAATTTACAGTACCGCTATCCACAGACCAGAGCGCAAGCTCTCAAGGTTTGTTGATGCCGAAACTAAGATATCGCTTCCGCGTTACCTTAGATGGTTTCGGTGTAGCAGGAACACCGTCAACTGAATTAACAAAGCAAGTTATGAATGTAACTCGTCCTGTTGTTAAGTTTGACGAGATTAAATTGTCTGCGTATAACAGTACTGTTAAACTAGCAGGTCGCCATAGTTTTGACCCAGCTACACTAACACTACGTGACGACGTTACAGGCGCAGTCACTAAGAAAGTTGGCGAACAACTACAGAAACAGTTTGACTTCTTTGAACAAAGCGGTGCCGCAAGTGGTATTGATTATAAATTCAGAATGCGTGTTGAAGTACTAGATGGCGGCAACGGCGCCTACGAACCAACAAGCCTAGAAAGTTTTGAATTCTTAGGTTGCTATGTTAACCAAGCAACTTACCAAGGTGGCGACTACACTAACAACGAACCACTAGACATTGCTTTATCTATCACTTATGATAACGCAATCCAACTAAATCGTCCAGGTGGCGAACGTGCTGGACTAGGTATGGATGTTGGTCGTACAGTAAGAACGCTGGCTATTGGCGGTTAATACTAACTCCACTAACAGAAGAAGCCTGGCTTAAACCCCAGGCTTTTTATTTGGCTAAATATTACTATGAGTAATGCCTTTACAAATTTTCTTGGTGGTGTAGTCAGTGGACTATTTGGTGACGGTGATGCTGATATGAAAGATTATCAACACGCTGATAGATTATATGTCCGCAATAACTATCAACGAGCACCTAAGTTTGGATTTTTATATTTTGTACAGTTTAATATAAATCCCGGAGTTATTAGAAACACTGAATGGCTAGAACGCGGTGGACGAGATGTAGGACTACTTGTAAAAAACGCGGATCTTCCTAAATTTACACTTAGTACCGAAACAATGAATCAGTATAACAGAAAAAGTGTTGTACAAACTAAGATAACTTATACTCCTGTTAGTTTTGAATTTCACGACGATAACAGTGATATTACTACAAATCTTTGGACAAACTATTACCAATATTATTACATGGACAGTGTTTATGGCAGTGGCAATACTCAAAAAGTAAGAGTAGAACAGTTTGGAGACACAAAGTATAATGACAAAGCCTACGCCTATGGGTTGGACAATATCCAAACTATCCCATTCTTTGACAGCATAGACATTTATGTTTTACACCAACATAAGTTTACACAGTATACACTGGTTAATCCTATGATTACAGAATGGGCACACGATCGTTTAAGTCAAGACGAAGGTACAAAAATTATGTCTAATAAAATGACATTGGCCTACGAAAGTGTTCACTACAATCAAGGTAGAATAAGAAAGAGTACAGCTAGTGGATATTTTGCTGAAACATTTTATGACAGACAACAAAGTCCGTTGCGTCTTGGAGCAGGATCGTTGTTTGGAGCAGGTGGCGTACTTGACGGTGCTGAAGCAATATTTGGAGAAGATGGTTCGTTGGCCAATGCTACAAGTCCATTAGCCCTATTAGGTGTTGCTCTACAAACTAAACAACTAGTTCAAGGTGCTAGAAATATCACCAAGAGTAGTCTAGCACAAGAAGGTTACAGCATATTAGGCGGTGTGCTTAATAATGTTGCTGCATCTGGGCAACGTGGATTTACTCAACCTGGTGGCCTTGCTTCAGCCATACAAGGAGGTTTACAACAAAATGGATTTGGCGTTAACTTATTTCCTAACAGCAGCGTTAGCGGAACAACACGGGCAACACCTTCTAAACTTACAGGCGGTGGCGGATAATGAATCAAGCATATAATAATCTACCTTCTAAATCTACTTCAGATACTGCTATTGTAAAAGCATTTGATGCTTATACTAATCAACCATTAGAAATTGATGCCAGCACGTTAGATGCCATGCGTGGATTTTTTACTAGCAAAGGATTTGATAAAACTGCCGCAGACTCTGTGTCAGTTACAATTATCAAACAGGCAAAAAAAGATGGCTACAATCCCATGTCAATCTTAGATTCTTTAAAAGGTCTGGACAATGTCGAACTTTCTGCTCTGGTGGCAGAGATTATTAACTATAACAGATTTAAGACCAGCTTTCTAGGATACGCTCTGGCATTTTCCGCTAACCAAGAAATAGCAAGAAACATTCAAGCATGAGCTTAAAGTTCAGTCAAGGCGTATATAAAATAAAAAACCCAGAAAAGTATGTAGGCAGTAGACAACCTACATACAGATCAAGTTGGGAATTTACTTTTATGAGTTTCTGTGACAACAACCCTAGCGTACAACAATGGGCCAGCGAATGTGTTAAAATTCCCTATCGCGATCCACTGACCGGCAAAGGCACTGTTTATG